CCGGTATCTTGACTGCAACGTGGACTGCTGTGGGAACAGCGTCGGATGTTCGGTTTGGTATTGGTGTTTCAGGAAACGCTACAGGGTCAATTTCTTTCCATTCGGCGCAGGTTAACACCGGCTCCACCACTCTGCCCTATGTAGCAACGACGAGCAGCATCTATCTGCCGCCGAGCTATAACAGCACAACACCCAAAAATCTCCTTGGCTTCACGCAGGAGTTTGACAATGCGGCGTGGACGAAGAGCAACTCGTTCGTGCAGACGAACCTGCTGACTTGGAGTGAGCAGTTTGATAATGCGGTGTGGACGAATAACACGCTAGTAACCGCAAACACTGGACTTGCTCCTAATGGCACAACAACCGCTGACACGTTAACTTCCAACGGAACTCAAAGCAACCTTGGATTTTCAATTTCTTCTGTATCTGGCGCTCAATACACATTAAGCGTTTACGTTAAATATACAAATAATCAGTGGGTAATACTACAGTTGTCTGACACTGGAGTTACGGACAGAGCCCGTGCTTGGTTTGATATTCAAAATGGAGTTGTTGGCACAACTGCTGTTACGGGCGGTGGCGTTATTATTTCACGCAGCATTACTGCGCAAGGCAACGGATGGTATCGTTGCACGTTAACTGCAACAAATCCAGTTACTACGCTTTACACATATTTTCCAATATTAGTAACCGCTGACGGTGCAACAACCGTAGCGGCTAATGGGCAAATCTGCCAAGTCTGGGGCGCTCAACTAGTCCAAGGCTCCGTCCCCGGCGATTACCAAGTCACGACCTCTGCTGCTGCGGCGGTGCAGTACAGCGATCCGAACGGGACTCGGACGGCGGATAAGTTGGTTGAGGATGCGGCTGCCTCGCAGCATCTAGCTCTGCAGTCAATAACCGTAGCCGTTGCGCCATACAACTTTTCTGTGTATGCCAAAGCTGCGGAACGTAGCCGCTTTACTATTCGATACGGGTCTATTTCTCCTGCCGACAATGCCACTTTTGACCTTTCAACCGGTTTAGTTGTAAGCGGGACAGGCACTATTACACCTGTTGGGAGCGGTTGGTATCGCTGCTCTGTTATCTCAACTCCGTCAACGGCAGGAATTAGAACGCATCAGATTTATTTGAATACTGCAACAGGGGTTGGTGCTGAGTCCTACACCGGCGACGGCACCAGTGGCATTTACATCTGGGGAGCCCAGCTCAGCAACAGCGCCAGCGTGGACCCATACGTCTACAACCCGCAAGCAGCGCCCACCAGCACGGCCTACTACGGGCCGAGGTTTGACTACAACCCGACGACGCTGGCGGCTAACGGGCTGCTGATTGAGCAACAGTCAACCAATGTATTGTTGCAATCTGAGAACTTCTCTGCGGCAAGCTGGAGCAAGTCTGGTATTACGCTGACTCCATCAGTCATCGTTGCCCCAAATGGTTCTGTGTCTGCATCGCAAGTAACGGCAACAGCTTCTGGATACATTCTTCAAACTTCAACAGCCGTAAACGGAGCAAACGCCACCGTCAGTTCATCCATTTACATAAGAAACGTTGACTGCATTTCTACCGACACGTTGACTATTAACATGTCTGATGGAGTCGTTGGATCGGTTGGCATGACTTTCAAACCGTTTGATGGGTCATTTACACCCGTTGCGGCAGCATCTTGGTCAAATATATCTCGCAATGTCACTAACGTAGGCAATGGATGGTGGCGCATCACCTTGTCTGGGACTACTACTCAATGGACAAGCGGTTGGCTTGAAGTGGCTAATGGTGGTTTTGGTCGTTCGTATGCACTTTGGGGCGCTCAACTAGAGCAAGGCGGGTTTAGTACGTCCTACATCCCCACAGTAGCCTCCCAAGTCACCCGAGCAGCGGACAATGCGTCGATGCTGGGGGATAACTTTGCGACTTGGTATCGGCAGGATCAGGGGACGTTGTATACCTCTGTAGCGCCTTTGCATGCGAATCAAGGGGCTGGAAGAGTTGTGCATCAGTTTGGAAATGCCGCAAACACCGCTTACCTCAGAGTTCGATCTGATAATGCGTCAACAAACTTTTTTATCGCTGGCGCTGGAAACTCTGCCAATATTTATTTTGGCGGAGGAGCTTTTGTAGCAAACGTGTATAAAAATATTGCATGCGCTTATAACTTTAATGATTCCGCTGCTACTGCTACTGGCGCCACCCCAGTTACAGACACTTCTGTAGATATTCCGGTATGTGAAGTGTTTGGAATTAGCGGCAATTACAGCATGGTAATAAAAAGTATTGCCTACTACCCCACGCGCCTTGCTAACGCAACTCTTCAGAGCATCACAGCATGACCGACGAAACCCTAATTGAAATGGCTCTCAAAGCCAACTTTGCCCGCTCTGAAAATGGCGACTGGGTTTGCACTACGGAAAAGCTCAAGCGCTTTGCCGCTATGGTTGCCACTGCTGAACAAGACGAATGTGTGAAGATGCTTGAATACTGCGCGACGTTGGACCCTAACTATGTAGGTGTTGCGAATGCGTCAATAGACGAAATCCTTGCGAGGAACCCATGACCGACACCTTTGACACGCTAGAGGCACCTCCCGAGGTGCTTGCTGAAGCCCCAGCAGAGCCCATCGTCCAAGAGGGCTACTGCGACTACATGGTTGTTTTTGCTGATGAGGAAGAGGCCTATTCGGTCCTGTACGACTCAGCAACGGACGACGAAGGCAACGTGACGCTGACGCCCAAGTTCACTGCGGTGGACATGATCGGCACGATCTACGAGCCTGCGCCTGATCCGGTGCCTGAGAACTACAAGCCACTGCCGTACACGGGCTACCACGCCAACGTGCGCAACATCGGCCCAGCGCCTGTGCTGGATGTGTTCTTGGTAAACCCAACTCCCGTAACTCCTCTTCGTGTGTGGGCGTAAATCATGGCCGACCAAAAAGTCTCTGACCTGCCAGCGCTGATTGGTGCTAATGTTGCGCCGGGCGATTTGCTGTACATCGTTGATTCATCCGCTGGTACAGCAGGATCGAAAAAAATCACCGTTGGCGAGTATCAACTTGCGCCATATGACGCAGCAACAGCAACCGCGATTGGTTATCTTGACGCGTCAAAAACCCTGACATTCAATTCGTCGTTTGTGTTTGACGGCACAAACATGGGACTTGGTGTTTCCAGTCCTGCGGCCAAATTTGATCTTGGTGGTGATTACAAAGAAAAAGTTAACACTGCCAACACTGGAACAGCGTACACTATCAGTTTGTCAGACGGCACAATTCAGATTTTGACATTGACTAGTAATTGCACGTTTACCTTTCCCACTGCCACTGCTGGCAAATCATTTGTTATTTTGCTTAAGCAAGACGGCACAGGGGGCCGAACAGCTACATGGCCAGCAGCAGTCAAATGGCCCGGTGCGGCAAGCCCTGTGGTAACGTCAAGCGCCAACAAAATGGACAAGTTTGTGTTTACTGCTGATGGCAGTAGTTGGTTTGGTAGCAGCGCGGGTCAAAACTATTCTGTTTAACAGATATGTTTAGCTCTAACACATCTCAAGATATTCCTGCAAGTCAACAGGAATATACCACGCCTGGTACTTATTCTTGGGTTTGCCCGACCAACGTCACAAATGTTTCCATAGTTTGTATTGGTGGTGGTGGCGGTGGTGGTGGATATGGTGCTCCTGATGCAAATAATAACGGCGGAGGAGGGCAAGGTGGTGCCGGTGGTGGACTTGGGTACAAAAACGGTTATCCTGTAACTCCTGGCACTTCGTACACAGTTGTAGTAGGTTCTGGCGGCACTGCGGGTAGCCCATATAGCCAAGGAAATAATGGCGGAGATTCTTATTTTGTCTCAACAAGCGTAGTAAAAGGCGGTGGTGGTAGTGGTGGTTACGCTGGCGTAAGTGGTGCAACGTCTTATGCTTCCGGAGGAACTTATACAGGTGATGGCGGGGGTAGTGGTGGAGGCACCAACGGTAACTATGGCAGTGTTCAAGCGGGTGGCGGCGGTGGGGCCGGCGGCTATTCCGGTGCGGGGGGCTTAGGCACAGGAGATGTAAGAACATACCCTAGCCCTGGAACTGCACCAACAGCAGGAAGCGGCGGGGGCGGTGGTGGTGGAGCTGCGCCGTCTAATGGATCCGGTGCAGGCGGCGGCGGGACTGGGTTACTTGGTCAAGGAACTAGCGGGGCGGCTGGTACTGTGTCCGGTAGTACAGGTAATGGCGGCGGCGGTGGATCTTCTGGTTCTACAGGGACAAGTTCTAACACGTCAACATACATTGCTGGAAACGGCGGCGCGTATGGTGGGGGTGGTGGCGGAGCTTCGGGATTGGATTTGTTGGGTACTGCTGCTGCCGGAGCATCCGGGGCCGTTCGCATAATTTGGGGGTATGGTAGAGCGTTTCCTTCTTCTAACACTGGCAACGTCTAGCATTGCTTGCACCGTAAATTTTTAAGTGCTACCATAAAACGTACTGGCCCGTTGACCAGGTTTATCAAGGCCCGCACATGAGCCAAGAAGTCGCAGCGGAGATCGACACCGCACAAGCCGCACCGGAACCCACGGCAGTTACGGAAGCGAATCCTGTTGAACAACAGGGCACTGAGCCGGAAGTCGAACAACAGACGAAGACGTTTACTCAAGAAGAGTTGGACGCCATCGTCAAGAAACGGCTTGATAGAGAGCAGCGTAAGTGGGAGCGTCAACGGGCACAGCAGCCCGTGGCTGAGCAGTCTAGGCAACTACCGTCTGCAGAGCAGTTTGAATCGACTGAAGCCTACGCGGAAGCGCTGGCAGTTCAGAAGGCCGAACAGCTACTTGCACAGCGGGAGATGCACAAGCAGCACACCGAACTGCTGGAGGCTTATCACGACCGTGAGGAGCAAGCTAGGGACAAGTACCAAGACTTCGAGCAAGTCGCGTACAACCCCAAGCTGCCCATCACGACCGTCATGGCTGACACCATCCGTGCATCTGAAGTTGGCCCCGACGTAGCGTACTACCTCGGCACCAACGTCAAGGAGACGGAACGTATCGCTCGCTTACCGCCCATCCTGCAAGCCAAGGAAATTGGGAAGATTGAGGCCAAACTGGCCGACAATCCGCCCGTCAAACGAACCACATCTGCGCCAGCACCCATCACACCTGTAACGGCCCGTGGCAGCAACAACAACCCGTCCTTTGACACGACTGACCCACGTTCCATCAAGAACATGAGTACGTCGGAGTGGATTGAAGCTGAACGAGCCCGCCAGATGCGAAAGATGCAAGCTCAGGCAACTCGCTAAATTTGAAAGGAGCCCGCTGTGGCCAATAGTATTCTGACCATTGACATGATCACCAGAAAGGCTCTGGAGATCTTGGAAAACAACCTGGTGATCACGCGCAACGTGAACCGCCAGTACGACGACAGCTTCGCTGTCGAAGGGGCCAAGATCGGCTCCACGCTGCGTATCCGCTTGCCGGACCGCGCTCTGGTGACTGACGGCGCCGCCCTGCAAGTGCAGGACGACAACGAGCAGTTCACGACCCTGACGGTCGCCTCGCAGAAGCACATCGGCGTGAACTTCACGTCCGCCGAACTGACGATGCAGTTGGACGACTTCGCAGATCGTGTACTGAAGCCTCGTATCAGCCAGTTGGCCGCCAGCATCGACGCTGACGTCGCCAACGCCTTCCGCACCATCGGTAACTCCGTGGGCACCCCCGGCACCACGCCGGCCACCTCGCTGGTTCTGCTGCAAGCTCAGCAGAAGCTCAACGAGAACGCCGCTGTGATGTCGCCCCGCTACGCTACCGTCAACCCGGCTGCCAACGCCGGTCTGGTGGAAGGCATGAAGGGCTTGTTCAACCCGACCGACACCATCAGCAAGCAGTTCAAGAACGGCATGATGGGCACTGGCGTGCTGGGTTTCGACGAGATCAATATGTCTCAGTCGATCAAGCAGTTCACGACCGGCACTCGCGGCGCAACGGGCAACACCACCTCTGCAGCGGTTACCGCTGAAGGCGCGACCTCCATCGCGCTGACCGTGGCGTCTGGTGCCACCATCCGCGCTGGTGACGTGTTCACCGTGGCTGACTGCTTTGCGGTGAACCCGCAGACCCGTGAGTCCACCGGCTCGCTGTTCCAGTTCGTGTCTCTGACCGATGTCACTGCCAGCGGCACCGCCGTTACCGTGACCGTGGCTCCGATGTACTCGGCCAACCACGCGCTGGCCACCGTAAACAGCCTGCCTGGCAACAGCAAGGCTGTGGTGTTCGTGGGTGCTGCATCTACGCAGTACGCTCAGAACTTGGTGTACCACAAGGATGCCATCACGTTCGCCACCGCCGACCTGCTCCTGCCGCAAGGCGTGGACATGGCCAGCCGCGCCGTTCACAATGGCATCAGCCTGCGCGTCGTGCGTCAGTACGACATCAACAACGACCGCATGCCCTGCCGGATCGACGTGCTGTACGGCTACAGCACTATTCGTCCGCAGATGGCCTGCCGTCTCTGGGGCTGATGACAATGGGGGCTACGGCCCCCAGTCTTACAACTGAACACTGAAAGGAAACTCAATCATGGCACTCCCTAATGGTGGCGGCGGCTATCAAGTCGGCGACGGCAACCTCAACGAACCTCTGATCGACGCGATTCCCGATCCGGTCACAGCTACTACCACGACGACTTTCACCCCCGCTCAAATTTTGAACGGCCTGATTTTCGTCAACAGCGGTATTTCCGCTAACGTGGCGTACACGCTGCCGACTGTGGCGGATCTGGAAAACGTGCTGATCAACTCGGACAAGGTAGGCACCTCGTTTACTTTCCGCGTGATCAACCTTGGCACGGGCAGCGGCACCGCTACTGTTACGACCAACACGGGTTGGACGATCACCGGTTCGCTGACAATGGTTGTCCCCATCTCTTCCGGCGCGATGATGGTTGCTCGCAAGAGCGCTGCGGGCGCTTGGACGCTGTACCGCGTGGCCTGACGCACAGCGCGGCCTTCGGGCCGCGCATTTTTGAAAGGGTCAATGATGCCTAATACCAAGGCTGTCGGTGTCGCGTACAGCGACCCCGAGTTTGAAAGTGTTGCCGTTACCGGCGCCATCACTGGCGCTTCGGTTTCGGTTACGGGCGTGCTTAACGGCACGCAACTGGACTTGAACGCGCCCGTCATCAAGACGGCTTCGTTCACGCTGGCTGACGTGGAGAACTTTGTTGTTTGCAACGGCGCAGGCAGCATCACCGTCACGTTCCCTTCCGCCGCCGCGAATGCAGGCCGCGTGGTGTGGATCAAGACGATTGCTGCGCAGACTGTTGTGTCCGCGTCGTCCAACGTCAAGCCGATCAACTCCAATACCGCCGGTACGGCAATCCTTGCCGGCACCGCAGGTACTTGGGCCATGTTGGTGTGCGATGGCACCGACTGGGTTGTGATGGCTTCGTAATCCAAAGGGGGCTACGGCCCCCTTCTTCTATGACTGTCATTTACCTCACGCACCCGCTTCACGGCGCCAAAGTGGCGACGCTGGAAATGGAGGCCGAAGCCGACGAACGCAACGGGTGGGCGCGGTATACTCCGGGGCAAGACGATGATGTCGAACCGGTGCTTGCGGTCAACGCTTTGACCGAGCGCCCTCGCCGCCGTAGGGAGGTTGTTCATGTCCACCACAGCGGGTGATCAGATTCAACGCGCCTTGCGTCTGCTGGGCGTTTTGGCAGAGGGCGAGACGTCTTCTGCCGCCGTCATGCAGGACTCGCTGACGGCGCTGAACCAAATGATTGAGTCGTGGAACACTGAGCGGTTGTCTGTGTTCTCGACGCAGGATCAAGTGTTTAACTGGCCTGCCAGTGTGCTTAGCCGCACGCTCGGGCCTATGGGCGACTTTGTGGGCAACCGGCCCATTCTGCTGGACGACTCGACGTATTTCCGCGACCCCAGCACAAACGTCAGCTTTGGCATCAAGCTGATCAACCAGCAGCAATACAACGGCATTGCGGTCAAGACCGTGACGTCAACGTACCCGCAGGTGCTGTGGGTCAACATGACCTACCCCAACATTGAGATGTACATCTACCCGGTGCCCACGCGGCTGCTGGAGTGGCATTTCATATCGGTGGAGGAGCTGTCGCAGCCAGCCACACTGTCTACGGTGCTGTCGTTTCCGCCAGGCTACCTGCGAGCGTTTGTCTACAACTTGGCGATGGAGATCGCGCCTGAGTTTGGCGTGCAGCCTCCGCCGCAGGTTGTGCGGATCGCCATGACGTCCAAGCGCAACCTGAAGCGCATCAACAACCCGGACGACATCATGAGCCTGCCGTACTCGCTGGTGGCTACTCGCCAGCGGTTCAACGTGTACGCCGGCAACTACTGATGAAAACGCCGATCCTCGGCTCCAGCTATGTGGCCCGCAGCGTCAACGCTGCGGACAGCCGCATGGTGAACCTGTTTCCGGAAGTTGTGCTGGAAGGTGGCAAGGAACCGGCGTTTCTGCAGCGGTGCGCTGGCTTGCGGCAAGTGTTCCCAGTCGGCCAAGGGCCGATACGGGGGCTGTGGAAGTTTGGCGACTACTTGTATGTTGCGTCTGGCGGAGAGTTGTACCGGGCCGACGGCAACTACAACACGTCGTTTTTAGGCTACATCGACGGCAGCGGGCCGGTCAGCATGGTGGACAACGGCGAGCAGTTGTTCATCGCCTGCAACCCCAGCGCGTTCATCTACAACGCCAGCACGGGCGTCTTTGGCCAGATCACGGACCCTGACTTCCCCGGCGCCGTGACTGTCGGCTACCTCGACGGTTACTTCGTCTTCAACCAGCCCAACAGCCAGCGGTTCTGGGTGACGTCGCTCAACGACGGCACGCAGATTGACCCGCTGGACTTCGCCAGCGCCGAGGGCAACCCGGACGATGTGGTGGCGCTGAACGTCAACCACCGTGAGGTGTGGCTGTTTGGCACCAGCACGGTAGAGGTCTGGTACAACGCTGGCCTAGCTGACTTTCCGCTTGCCCGCATCGCAGGCGCGTTCATGGAAGTTGGTTGCGCGGCGCCGTACAGCGTGGCCAAGCTGGACAACTCGGTGTTCTGGCTGGGGTCTGACATACGCGGCAACGGCATCGTCTACCGCAACAACGGCTACAACGCCCAGCGCATCAGCACGCACGCTATCGAGTGGCAGATCCAGCAGTACGACGTCATCAACGACGCCATCGGGTACTCGTACCAGCAGGACGGCCACCTGTTCTACATCCTCACGTTCCCTACCGCCAACGCAACGTGGTGCTATGACGCCACAACCGGCGCGTGGCATGAGCGTGCGGGGTGGGACGGCGTGAAGTTTGTGCGGCACCGCAGCAACTGCCAAGCCAACTTTAACAACGAGATCTTGGTCGGCGATTGGCTCAACGGTCTTGTGTACGCCTTCGACCCCGAGATCTACAGCGACAACAACGCCATCCAGCGTTGGTTGCGGTCGTGGCGGGCGCTGCCGACCGGCCAGAACGACCTGCGCCGCACGGCGCACCACACGCTGCAGCTTGACTGCGAGGCGGGCGTCGGCGTGTTGGACTCTGAGACGTTCCTGCTGCTGCTTGAAGATGGCGACTATTTGCTGTTGGAAAACGGCGACTACATCGCGTCTATCAACGCCGGCACGGTGCTGGGGGCTGATCCCAAGGTCATGCTGCGCTGGAGCGACGATGGCGGTCACACCTGGTCTAACGAGCACTGGTCCCGCATGGGCAAGATCGGCGAGTATTACCACCGCGTGTTCTGGCGGCGCCTTGGCATGACGCTCAAGCTGCGCGACCGCGTGTACGAGATCAGCGGTACGGACCCGGTAAAAATCGCCATCATGGGCGCCGAGGTGCTGATGTCTCCGACGAGCGCCTGACATGCAGTTGGCCCCTCGCGTACCGGCCTCACGTGACCCGCTGGTAGACGCGGGGGCGCTGACCACACGCGCTTGGTTTCGCTTCTTTCAGTTGCTGGAATCTTCGGTTGAGAATTCCGCGCTGCGTCAATACACCATCGTGCAGAACTCCACCGGGTTCACGATGGCCAAGGGCACGGTGGTGGGTTTTGCGGGCGTAGGCTCCAACAACGTGCTGTCAGTTGCACCGTATCTTGCCGACGGCAGTGCGCCGACGCTGTATATCTTAGGCGTCTTGGCCGAGGACATTCCCGATAATGGGTCTACGGGCTTGTGCTGCGTGTGGGGCGAGGTCAGCGGCATCGACACTAGCGCGTTCAACGTCGGGGACATTCTGTACGCCAGCCCGACAGTGGCCGGGGCGTTCACCAACGTCAAGCCAACCGCGCCTGACAACGTGATCCCTATGGCCGCCGTGCTGGTCAAGAGCGCTACGGCGGGGGTCATTTTTGTGCGGCCTACGATTGAGCAGCAGAAATACTACGGCGAGTTCACGCGCACCAGCAACTTGACCGCAGCGGTCATCAACACGGCTTACGCGATTTCGCTGGACACGACAGAGATCTCTGAAGGTGTGGTGTTGCAAGGCAGCCCGACCACGCAGATCAAAGTGCCGCAGTCAGGGCTGTATCAATTTACAGTCCGGTATCAGTTCACATCAACCAACGCATCATCCAAAAACGCGCGGGTTTGGTTTCGCAGAAACGGCACGACAAACTACACCAACAGCACCGCCATTGTTTCGCTTGACAGCAACGGCGGGTATGTTGCAATCAGCGTGTCGGAGTTTTTCTCTTTGCAGGCTAACGACTATCTTGAACTGATGTGGGCGGTGTCGGACACCGCGCTGTCGCTGTCGGCGGCGCCTGCGACTGCGTATGCTCCGTCAGCCGCAGCGGTGCTGCTGACCGTCACTCAGATTCAACAGTAAGAGGGCATCATGGCGATCAGCCTTTCCTTGTACGCGGGCGCAGGCGCTCAGTTCTTTGACAACAACGGCGTGCCGCTCAACGGCGGGCTGGTTTACACCTACGGCGCTGGCACCACCACGCCCGTGTCAACGTACACCAGCTCGTCTGCGGCAACCAACAACACCAACCCCATTGTGCTGGACAGCGCTGGCCGCACGCCAGCGCAGATTTGGCTGACGGCAGGCGCGTCGTACAAGTTCGTGCTGCAGACGTCTACGGGCGTGCTGATCAAGACGGACGACAACATCTACGCTTCGTATGAATTGACCAAAGAGGTCGGCATCACGGTCGGCCAAGGCGGCAACCAGATCGCAACTAACGTGGCGGTCGGCAACACGGCGCTGGACTCCAACACGACCGGCACCAACAACACCGCGACCGGTTACGACGCGCTGACGGCCAACACGGACGGCATCCAGAACACGGCGGTCGGCGCCTCGGCGCTGGACGCCAACACAGGCGGCGACTACAACACGGCTGTAGGTTACAGCGCGTTGACGACGGCTACCACGGCCAATTACAACACGGCGGTTGGCTACCGGGCGCTGAACGCAACTCTGACGGGCGCGGGCAACACCGGGCTGGGCAGCGACGCGCTGCTGTTGGCTACGGGGGCCAACAATACGGCCATCGGCTACCAAGCCGGAAATGCACTGACCACGGGGTCAAACAACACGGTGATCGGGTTTGACGCCGACGTGTCGTCGGCTACGGTCAGCAACGAGGTGACGCTCGGCAACAGCAGCGTGACGTCGTTCCGCATCCCCGGCCTAACGCTCACGTTCAGCGTCAAGTATTTCAATCACGGCACGCTGACGGTAGGTACACTGCCTGCTGCGGCTACCGCAGGCGCTGGAGCGCGGGCCTTTGTGACGGACGCCAACGCCACGACGTTTGCGTCGATTGTGGCTGCCGGCGGGGCTAACGGCGTTCCTGTGTACAGCGACGGCACCAACTGGCGCATCGGGTGAGGTAAATCATGGCTATCAACAATCTGCGCGTGTCGATGCAAGAGGATGGCGGCGGGGCTGCTTTTCGCCCCCGTATCCGTTCGTCGGACACCGCGCCTGCTGCGCCGCAACTTAGTCCGCTTGCACAACAACTTCTTGCTGGTTGGCAAGGGCTTGGGACTGAAGTTGGTGTTGGAAGTTCGGGCACCGCAAACGCTGAGATTGGCGGAAGAAAACTTGCGGATGTAGCAGAAGATTTTGCCAAGCGGCTGCAAGAAAAAGGCGTTACAGATATTAGCCAAGCCTCGTTTACGCCCGGCGAGATGGCGGCGTGGACCCCTGAAGGTAAGGGCAACGTAAGCCTTATGGCTACGCAGGATGGTCGATTGATTCCCGTTTGGGGGTCAAGTAGTGATGCTGGCAAAGCGCGTCAAATTGCGCTTGCAGTCGGCGCATCGTTTCTCGCCCCAGGACTTGCCAGCGCGTTAGGTGGCGGTCTTGCGGGGTCTGCTGGTGCCGGCGCTATTCTTGGGGGTGGTACGGCAGCAATTACCGGCGGCGATGTTTTACGCGGTGCGGTACTTGGCGGTCTTGGTGGCGCGGGGATGTACGGCGTCAACCAATTAATTGCGGTGCCGTCTGCGGGCGGCGGTATTGGCGGCGCTGGCGGCGCAGAGTTTGCCGACATGGCTGCGGGGCTGACGCCGGAATTTGGCACGACTGCGGCTTACAACGCTGCTATTGCGCCCGCTGCTGCCGCAGCCATACCTGCCGCCGCCGCTGCAGCGCCTGCTGCGCAACTGACCCCTGCGGCGTTGGAAGCCGCCATCGGCACGCCAGGCTACGGCTACAACGCCGCTGCTGCCGCGTCTGGCATCACGCCGTCTGCTGGCTTTGCGGGCATGTCGGCGGCTGAGTTTGGTATGAGCGGTGCGCAGACCGCCGCGTATGACGCCGCAATTCCGGCTGCAGTGGACTACAGTTTGGCTAGTGCGCCTGCGGCCAGCAGTGGTTTTACGCCGCCGCTTGCATCTACCGGCCCCATCGGCGCCATCGACTACAGCTTGGCCACGCAACCCGTGTACGGCACGGGGGCCGGTTTGGGGTTGGGCACCGCGCCGCTTGTTGGCACGGGCGCAGGGCTGGCGCTGGCTGCGGGCGCGTCGCCTGCGTTAGGCGCGCCGTCGTCGTTTGTCAATGCATTGACTACGCCGGCAGCAATGGAGGCAACTGCCGCAGGAACTGCCGTTGGGGCAGGCGCTGGAACCGCCGCGACAACCGCTGCCGCCAACGCTGCCACCAACCCCTTCGCGTATCTTGTTCCCGCGCTGGGATCGTTGATCAGCGGCTATACGCAAGGGCAGTCCGCTAAAGAGGCAGCGGAAGCAACCGCTGCGGCGTCTACTCGCGCTGCCGAGTTGCAATACCAAGCGCAGAAAGACGCATTGGCGCTGCAGGCGCGGATGTATGACGAGGCGGTTGCTCGTCAGCAGCCGTATTACCAAGCTGGCACCAACGCGCTTGCGCAAATGCAAGGGCGCACGAATGCCATGCCCGAGGCGTTCAAGTACGAGGGGCAGCAGCCTGCAGCGTTCCAATTCCGTGCGGAAGATTTGCAGACTGATCCTGGCTACGGGTTCCGACTTAGCGAGGGGCTGAAGGCACTGGAGCGCAGCGCGGCGGCTCGCGGCGGTCTGCTTAGCGGCGGCACGGGTAAGGCGCTGACTCGCTTCGGCCAAGACTTTGCATCGCAAGAGTATCAAAACGCATACAACCGGGCGCTTACCGGGTACAACGCCGCCACACAGCGCGAGCAAGAGCAGTACGGGCGGGCGTTGACGGGCTATAACGCGCTGACGTCACGCGAAGCGCAGCAGTACAACCGTCTGGCGGGGCTGGCTGGCATCGGCGGTACGACGGCGCAGCAACTGACCGCTGCAGGTCAGAACTACGGCAGCCAGGCCGGTAACCTGATGGCCAATACCGCGACCAACTTGAGCAACCTCGCTATGCAGCAGGGGCAGACCGCAGGCAACGCGTTGCTGGCGCAGGGCGCGGCGTATGGCAGGGCGTTTGGCGATCTAGGCTACTTGGGCGGCCAGTACCTCGGTTATCCTCGCCCGTAAGGAACGGACATGGCACTCAACTTCGGCATCCTCTCGCAAGTTCCTTCGTTCGGCCAGCAGTTCGCAGCCGGCCAGCAGGCCGCGCAGGCGCAGCAGGAACGCAACATGCTGCGCCAAGCGCAAGCAGAACAGATGCAGTTCCAGCGCGAAAACATGTTGGCGCAGCGGCAAGCGCAGGCCGAGCAGCGGCAAGAACGAAATCTTTTAGCGCAACAACGCAGCGCGCAGGAAACTCGCGCTGCGCAAACAGCGGAGCTTGAGCGCGAAATCAAGACGGTTGATCTGGCATCACGACTCTTGTACGGCGCAACGCCTGAAACGTACCCTGCTATCCGTGAACGTTTGTCTGCGCTTAACCCGCAGTTTGGTGCGGGCTTGCCGCCTGAGTACAACGAAGCGCAAATCAGAGCGTTGGCGGTGCAAGGCCGCAGCATCAAGGAGCAGATAGAGGCCGCTTTGGGGCGTGATCGGTACATGAGCACGCCATACGGGCCGTTTGATGTCACGGCTCGCGAATACATACTGCCGCCGACTTTGCCGGCGCGCGCGACGGCAGCGGGTGCCGCCGCACCAACGCCCGCCGCGCCAAAGGCGCCCGTGGGCTATCGGTTCACCGACAGCGGCAATCTGGAGGCTATTCCGGGCGGACCGGCCACTCGCGGCCCCGCTGCTCGCGGCGGCGCGGCGCTTACTGCGCCCGGCGCCAAACCTCCTACACCTGCGCAAGCGGCTAAGTCTGAGCGTATGGCGGAAGCCCGCCAAGCAATGTCGCAAGAGATTGAGAATCAATTAGGGTACTACGAGCAACTTGCGAATATGGGCGCAATGACCAGCCCCGGACGCTCTCCGGTGGCCAACATTACCGCCTACGCCCGGTCGTCTGGTCTTGGTCAAGAAGCCGAGCGCGCGCTTGCAACCGAAGCGCAAACGCTGCGCGACAACATCAAGAACACTCGCCAGCGATTGTTCATGCAGATCAAAGATGCCACGGGCGCAACTGCTTCCCAAATGAACAGTAACGCGGAAATGCAAGCGTGGTTGGACTCTATGACCAACCCGCAGCAGTCTATTGAAACCGTGCGTGAAACACTGAAGCAAATGGACGCCGTTATTGCAGGAGTTCGGCGTCAAGTAGATCGTGATCGCGCCCCTAAAGACGCGCAACAAAAGCCGCCCCCGACGCCCGCAACCGCGCCCGCAGCTCCTGCAAAACGCCGAGAGATTGCGCCTGGCGTCTTTGTGACTGAGAGGCCGTAATGCCAAAGTACACGCTGGAGATCAGCGGCAAGACTTACGACATTGAGTCTGACAAACCGTTGTCGGACGCTGACCTAGCGTCTTATGCCACGAAGATCGCCGCTCCTGCGCAACCACCCGCCGGTCAAATCCCCGGCGCGGCCCCCGGCATGGTGGCACCCCCAGCCACCGAAATTCCGGTTGGACGCCGTGCTGCTACGGGCGCCAGTGAAAACGTCGGTTTGCTATCGCGCATCATGCAGCCGTCTGCTGAGATGCTGGCCGGTTTTGAAGGCGCCCGTCGAGGTGCGCAAGTTGCAGCACCGCTCGGCCCTGTAGGCAGGGCGGTCGGAACTCTTGGTGGCGGCATCGCAGGGTTTGTCGGCGCAAGAGGTGTGTCGGAAGCGCTGCAAGGCCAGCGACCCAATCTACCAGCAGCTACCGAAGAAGCCGTACAAGGTGAAGTTATCGGTCGCGGCGCCGGGGCGTTGCTGCGGGGCGTCAAACGAGTGGCAGAACCGCTGTCTACGATGGCTGAACGGCGCGCCACCAATGTCGCCCAACAAGCCGCAGGACGTGACATCGAAGATATTCGCGGGGCTTTGCAGGCTGCAGATGCCGGCATGACCCCAGCGCAAGCGACGGCCCAATCGCCGCGCCAAGCCTGGCAGTCATTGCTGGCTTTTGAGCCCACCGACTTTGCCGCCGACGTCGCGCGGCGTCAAAAAGCGCTGGGTGAATCGCAGTTGGGCGCGTTGGCCGGCGGCACTTCGCAAACGGCGGCAAGGGAGTCTGCCGAAGCCAGCAAGCGAGAGCTGAGACAGCAAACAACGCCGTTGCGGGAAACCGAACTTGCTGCGGCTAACGAGGCGCAGCGCGTGATGAACGCGCTTATTCCCCGCCGTGATCAAAAGCAGGCGTCAATGGTGTCGGCGCTGCAGCAGGCCGGCAAAACCGGCACAGAAGCCGCGCAGCGCGCAGAGGCCGCCGTGCAACAGATGCAGCGCGTGGCGCCGGGGCAAATTCCAGCCGTCAGCGCCACGCAAGCCGCCCGAACGCAGGCCGCTGCATCTCGTCAGTTCCAAGAGACAGCCAATCTGTTTGGTGACATCGCTCAGCAGCGCCGTGCCGAGCGCGACTTCATCGACCGTCAAATAGGCAGTCTTGAAACTTACGGCTTGCGTCCGCTTGACATCGCGCCTGTCGTACAGACGATTGATACGACATTGAACACGCCGGGCATCCGCGCCAGCACTGATGTGACGCGCGTCATGTCGTTGCTGAAAGATGACTTGTTGAATTTGGCGCAGCGCAACGGCGGCGTTATTGACGCGCATGACCTGTACACACTGCGCAAGGAGGGCGTTGCGCAACGTGTGCGCGACGTCTTAAAGCAGGACGACCCAAAGGCTGCGGCCAAGGTTACCGCAGCGGTGGTGGACAAGTTTCGTCCACTGATCGACAGCGCGATTGAAAATGCCGGTGGTACAGGGTGGCGCCAGTACCTTGACACCTACTCGCAAGGCATGGATGTCATCGCCCGCAAGCAGATGGCCGCGCAAGCGCTGGAGATGTTCAAAGAATCTCCGCAATCGTATGTCTCGTTGGTGCGAGGCGACAGCCCTGACGCGGTAGAGGCCATGTTTGGGCCCGGACGCTACAGCATCTTTAAGGAGATGTCCGCCGAAATGCCGACTCTCGACAAGATAGCCAAACGCGTCGAGCTTGACAAAGAGGCGGCGTCAAAAGCCGCAGGCGGCACCGAAGAGCTGGCGCGCATTCTTGAGGCCAACCGCGCTAAGTTGCGCATTCCTAACTGGTTCAGCCCGGCGGTCACCGCAACCAATATGCGGTTGGCAGACGTTGAAAAGCGGCTGAACAAAAAGACTATCGACTTGCTTCGACAAGCGGCAGAATCCAACCAAAGCATGTTGGATTTGCTGAACGGTCTGCCGGCACAGGAGCGTCAAAAATTGTTGCGTATCGCCGCTGAACAGTCCACTTGGCGCCCTGCTGCGCGTGCAGCAATCGCTCCTGGAATTGGAGAAGTGTCGCGTCAAGTGACCAACGCCCTTTCGCCCGAATCCGAAAACGTCAACGCCCTTGCACGATGATGGACACGCAATACCTCTTCAACGTCGCCGTCTCCATCGCCGGGTTCCTTGGCGGGTGGGTGCTGAACAACATCTACCAGACGCTGCGGGTGTTGGACAAGGATGTGCGGCAGATGCCGCTGAACTATGTCGCCAAGGATGACTACCGGCGCGACATCGACGAGGTGAAGGAGATCTGCCGCCAGATCTTCGCCAAGCTAGACCACAAGGCGGACAAACTCTGAAAGGATTGACATGAACGCGACGATCATTCAAGCGCTGGTGCGCCACATCCTGACCGCCTTGGCTGGCGGCTTCGCTGTCAAGTACGGCATCGGCAGCGACGTCATGGACGCCATCATCGGCGGCGGCGCGGCGCTGGCCGGCGTGGGCTGGTCGGTCTACGACAAGCGCAAGCAGTGAACTGGGCCGACTATCCCAACTTCACCGAGGCCGAGTTCCGCTGCCGCCACTGCGGCAAGCAGGAGATGAAGCCCGAGTTCATGGGGCGTCTGCAGGCGCTGCGTGACGTCTACAAGCGCCCCATGAGCATCACCTCGGGCTACCGCTGCCCTGACCATCCGGTGGAGAAGGCCAAGGCCGAGCCGGGTATGCACTCCACGGGCCTAGCCTGCGACGTTGGCGTGCAGGGCGCTGACGCCCATGAGGTGCTGCGCCTGGCGATGCACTTGGGCTTCACCGGCATCGGCGTGCAACAGAAGGGTGCGGGGCGGTTCATCCATCTGGACTTGCGCGCGGCGCCTACTATCTGGTCGTACTGACGCTCAGGCGAGCGCCAGCCCCAAGGCGATCAGCAGCACCACCGCCACCGCCGCTATCGCCAACGGCATCACACTGTTGCCGTCGTCATCCTCATTGCCGAGTTCAGTGCAGCATTCAGCCGCTTGAGGGTATCGGCCTT